ACTTTTAAGTTATCAGGCCTTAAAAGCATAATTTTAACGGGTTAAAATAACCGGCAAGTATGCCAACAAATAAAGATAACCAGCTGATAACGATAAATAACTTTTTTATACTATTCATAAAGGTCCAGGCGGTTAAAGTCCAGGCAAGTATATTAATTTAATACCTGGACCCGTCATGTCCGGTCAACCCGTCATGTCCGGTCAACCCGTCATGTCCGGTCAACCCGTCATGTCCGGTCAACCCGTCATGTCCGGTCAACCCGTCATGTCCGGTCAACCCGCCATGTCCGGTCAACCCGTCATGTCCGGTCAACCCGTCATGTCCGGTCAACCCGTCATGTCCGGTCAACCCGTCATAGTCATTTTACAACGCTTAACTTTGTAATAGGTTCAGGTTCTACCATTCTACGAAGTTCAGATTTGCTAAACTCAGCCATCTCAGGGGCGCAAAATATATGTTTAGCAGTTGTATAATCTCTCGATGACAATCGCCCCTTATCTATCCAACCCGCTTCTTTTAAAGCATGCAGAAAAGCTGGCTGGGGTATCTTAGTTCCGCTCATGCTCGACAAACGTTCACAAACTGCATGGAATGGCGATGCAACCACGCCATTGGCAAACTCGCCAACGCGCAAGCGCATCAGGTCAACAAGATACGATTCTGCACTACTCATACCTTGCTCGACAAGGTTTAGTTTGAATTCAGTCATCATGGGCGCTGCACTAGGGTTGAACTTCGACACATCACGCAAAGTCAACCATGATGCAATGGCTTCATAACCGCCGCTCTTAAACCACGCCCACATTGATTGGGCCTTATCAGGACACATACGCGGCGCATGCGACCAAACGCAAAACCAACGCCTATCTTGCGATTCTAACTGAATTGGCACGGGATCGTTACTAAACGCCAACACGAATACGCGGTTAAGCATGTCATAAGGGTGTAAACCTTTACGATTGATCGTCAAAGTCTCAGGAGGCGCGGCAATGATCGGTTTTAGTTTGTTAGCTAACGCGCGTCTTTCTTTAGCGTCAACTTCTTTCAGCTCATTAAGTATCAGTATCTCAGACTCTAAAGCATAGCCAAACGCGCTTGTAATGTTTGAACTATCGACTAGGCCACGATTTTTAAGATGCGCACCACAGACTGCCCATATAAAAGGAGCATACATGGTATCTTTACCCGCACCTTGATCGCCGCCATGTAAGATCGCGTGGTTGATCTTAACTTCGGGGTGTTGCACTTTATACGCCATAACGTTGAAAATATGCTCTAATTCACCCACGTTAGGTACAAGGTGTTTACAATGGTTCAACCATGCCGTTACACTACCTGCACGATGATCGGGCCTAGCGTCACGCCAACGATTGCCGTACAGATCACCGTCAAGGGTAGTGATAACGCTTTCACCTGCCGCGTAGGTAATGCCGACAAGTGTTTTAGCGCCCATAGCCTGTCTATTCTCGTCATAGCAACTGGCGGCTTCTATCTTGCGGCCGTTATGGATCGACTTACAGTCAACATGTTTATATAAAGCGTTAAAAGATGATCGGCTAATTTCACGCCTAGACTCAAGGTCAAAATAGGTTTCGTCTTGAATGACGTATGCAAAACGGCTATACCATTCTTGCTTTTCAATACGTCCAAGCTCTTTGCGCTCGACTGCTGCGACTATATCGTCAGCGTCATGGGTAAACATGTCCGAAGGTTCAAGTTTAGCTAACGTGTCATTCATAACGGACGCAAGCAATTCATCACGCAAACCATGATGATGCTTAGGCCCTCCTTCTGCCTGCACCCACTCAAGGAAGCCTTTACTGTCTAAGTGCTGGCACGACTCATGGAAGCACATGTACGAACGGTTCAAAGGATGATATCGCGCCATAGGATTACCATCCGAGTGAGCGGAAGCGTTGATGCACGTTACACCAACCCAGCCTTCACCATTAGCACCTTCGATCACGTCGCCACGCCCAACAAGCCAAGTCAGCACGTCATCTTTGCCATCATCAATCAAATCGATACGCTTCACGCTGGCGGTGTCTGCCTCAGCAGGAGTAACGCCTAACGCGTTACAGATTTGCGGCAAGCTGAACTCCAAGTCAGGACTGAACGACACTAACCTAGATTTAAAATCACCTTTATCAGGTTTAAGATTGACAGAATCAGGAAGCCTGAAATTACGAACGGCATTAATAGCCCCACCATCAGTATAGCCTGCATCGGCAATCGCTTTAATAGCTGCACTAAAATTTCCTTTCGTTGGTTGATCTTCAAGAGTAAACGTGTACCCGTATTGATAGTTATCAGGTGATGTTTCCATGATCCAAGTCGGTGCTAGATCAGGTGTTTTTGATTTCGTGCCAACGTCATCCAGCACTAAAAAAGCGACTACTTCACAGTTAGCCGCGGAAGCACTCGGCTTGCCGTCTTAAAGCGTTTGATGATGAAGCTGGCGGTGTTACAATACCAAGCGCCCTTACTATCATACTTAGAAGGAAGGTAGGCTGGCCAAGCGCATTGTTGAGCGCCATCTTTGTGAAAAAGGTCAGCTTTAGGAATTTGTTTTACAAATAATACTGTTTCTTCAGAAGGAGCTATACTAATTAGGTAGTCTGTAAATTCATTTTTAAAGTACATGTTTCCACACCTTATTTCTTCTAATTTGATAAATGTGACCTTTACAAACATTAAATTTATTGGCTAAATTTAAAGCAGATTCGTCACTTTCCCTTATATATCTAACTTTATCATCATCTAATTTAGATGTAGGGATATCTACACCAAATAGCCTATGACCATGCGCTAAAGTGTCCGCATGATTATCTGCAGGAGTTCCATAACGAAGATTAGAATAATGGTTATTAGATTTAACACCATCGGAATGTAAAACGTGAAGCCCTAAAGGACATTCACCAATAAAAGTTCTAGCGACAAGCCTATGAACAGATACTTGAGGTCTATCATTACCGTTAGTTAAAGTTACACAATAATAACCATTAGTTTTTTTAACTAGCTTTAAATCCCTACCTTTTCTAGTAGCAGTAACTCCACCTTTAGCTCTGACAATCATGTCTTTAGATTTTACATCGCCAAATTCACTAATTAAATATCTTTCTTCCCAACCGGGAATATCATTCCAAATCATTTTCCATACCTCTCTAAAATGTTGACTTCTACGTCCAAAGGAAGATCAGAACACCATTTTGGAGCGGCGCACATGATCTCAGATAACCTTATTGCAGCGGTATCTCCTTCAGTTATAGGACATTCTAGCACGATTTCATCATGTACGGTAATTACTACGTTAAATCCTTCAATAAACAACTGTCGTAGTGAGTATCTTAGTAAATCATTTGCAGTTGCCTGAGCGCAGTTTTCTTGAGCTATACCTTGCCAAAGTCTAGCTCTAGGCCATTCAACAGCGTCAGAAGCAGGCTTGAACGCAGCCTTAAGGTAAGTGACAGCGCCATCTTCAATCCGAGCAAATGGGTAGTTGAGTATACGCCCTGAAGGCAGAATATACCAAAGATGATTTCCATCAAACAGATACGTTACCCGTCCAGCAGAGAACTCATGCCCTTTGTGACGCATCGCGCTCATGTAAGCCCGCTCTAACTCTTGTCCGTAAGGTATGCACCAAGCATTAGCCACACGCCAACCGTTAATCATGCGTTTGATTTGATGCTCCGACATCTCAAGACCGTAAATTCTAGCCATCGACGCAAACGCACCAGCTCCACCCGAATAGCCTAAAGCGAGTTCTTGCACCTTACCAATGAAGCGTTGCTCTTTTGTGACTTCTTTCGTGTTGAAAGTTGACTTAGCGTTCTCGACATACACATCGCCACCGGATCGAAAGATGTCCAGCTTGGCTTCCGATGCCACATGATTAGATAACCACGGATTACAACGCGCTTCAATACCTGCCCAGTCAGCTACAATTAAAACATTACCTGGAGCTGGAATGATAGCAGGACGTATCATGCCCTTCAGCACGTCTGTCACACGATTGCCGAACGGACTAAGGTCATCACCAGCCATCATAGCTGATCGTACTGCTTCAGGGTCTTTAGCGCAGATTCTAGCCATGTTCTGAAGCTGAACGCCATACGAACTAGCACGGCCTGTAGCAGAACCGCCATTAAAAACAAACGCACCACGAACGCGGTGATCTTCAACATCCGCCAGCTCTGCCATGCGTTTAAACTTAGCCACCGATGATGCGCTAATGTCATCGATACATTGGACAACGTCCAACACTTCGTTGGGTAAATCCATTTGCAGTAATGCCGTCCGAGTAGCTTTGTTTAAGGATAGCTTCTCGTCTACCATCATCAGTTCAGGATCAATTCGTTCTGCTACCCATTCTTTTAATTTAGGCGAACGGGCGGAAGCGATGCCTGTAATGTCTTTGACTAAAGCTTGAATATCATCAAGCTCAGTCGTAGCGTAACCGATAGCAGCATGACACAACGGCACATCAACTAATAATCCTTTATCATTAATGCGTTCATTCACATGGTAATCCAGCAGTTCATTATCAGATAATTGACGTAGCGCCAGACTAATTTCACGCATAGCCCGAACATCTTGTTCACAGTAATGAATCAGCTCTGGAAGTAGGGCTATATTATAAGGAGGAACGCAACACTGACGGATCAACTGTTTGCCTCGGTGATCTTTCTTCATTTTAGCGGACATAGCCCTGCCAATATCTTCAAGACTACCCGGTAAGCAGTTAGCCCTTGCTTGGGTAGCCGTGCAGTAGAATTGTTCCAGTTTGAAGTTGATACCGAGTACATACCAGAAGATTAGGCGCTCAAAGGTAGCGTTATGCGCCCTTATGATACCTTTGTAATTTCTGACAGCCTCAGGGAATGGTTGATCCGGTGTCCAAGTTAGAACGTCATCATCAAAAGCATAAGACATGCACAGCACCTCAGTGCTTCTGTCTTGCGCGTAATTGTAAACCCCATGCTTCTTCAAGTCACAGGCGCTCTTTGTTTCAAAATCGATAAATAGCATGGCTAAAAAAGGCCCTTTCGGGCCTTCTCCTTAACTAGACTGAGCGCCTACGTCTACCAGTCTCCGCTGGCACGCCATCTTCATCCTTAGCTTCACCATCCAAACCTACCCATTCAACAACTTCAAACACGGGAGTGTAAATCTTCCCGTACGCTTTGTGCTGGTAAAATTCTTTCTTGAGATTGATGACTGGAACTGGTTTGCCTTGATCTTCATCAACTTGCGTAGCAATTGCAACTGCAAGAGTTTGTACAGAACGCTTACCACCTACCGAAGTAGTTGAGTAACGAACTTCCAAACCTTTGTCCTCACCAGTTAAGCATTTTAAGCTCATGCCAACTTGGGTTTCCCATCCACGTTTACCGCCAGCAGGAGCAGCATCAAGTTCAGGCAATGGTTGAGTGATGCCCACCATCTTTTCACCTAAAACTTCACCTTCACCCCAGCAAATAAAGCCGTGAACAAAAGAGAACGGATTAACCGCCCATGTAGAGTCTGATTCTACTTCAGATTCGCCTGCGCCAAACACCCAATGACCTGTGCGATCCATTTTAAGGATTGCAGAGCCAGCAGAGCCACCAACTTCCGTTTCTAAAGAACGAAGCGCAGATGATAAAGATGTTACAGAAGGAAGGTTAGAACCAGAGAACGCAACTAAATTTGACATATTAATATACCTTATTGAAGTTTAGTGAGGGCTACTTTTAATTGTTGCCCGATAAGTAACACAGCAGGACGAGGGTCGTCCACATGTGCCATAGTGCTACCTGACGAGATAGAAACGGTTGATCCTTCTGGCAGGGACTGTTTAAGCTTCTTGAGCTTCTTTTCAGCCTGTGCAGGAGAGATCATCGATGCTTCCATCACATCAGATTCTGTTAAGCCAGTTGCAAGTAAAGCTTTCTTAGCCTCAACTTCATCTGACCATTTGCGTGTTGCACGTTTCGCAACAAGCTTGTAATTCGGTAAATCACGACCTGATTCTAGCATAGTGAACGCTAAAGCCCGCAAGTCTTTTATCCATTCTTCCAGAATCTCAGCGTTCTGAAGGTACGCATCTATAGTAGGTGCGTCAATCGCATCTATCTTTACTTTCAAAGCGCGATCAACTGCACCTGTCATTAGCGGACAGGTAGGCTTTGCTGCACACCATTTACAATGGCTACCCTCACGGAGGGGCGCATCAATCTTAGCCGCGGCATTAACAGCACTTAACAGTTGTTGTTCAAACGCTTTGATGCGTTCTATTGTCGTTACCCAACGCTTAATCATTGGAGGCTGGATAATGATAAGCTCGACTTCTTGTACACCCTTGAACGCCCATTGCGCTTTCTCAGTCCTCATTGCAGCAGCCGCGTAGAACATTAGCTGTTCGTTTTCTATGGCCTCTACGACGACGCCATTTCCAAACTTCCAATCCAATACAATAGCGCGGTTATCCAAACGACCAAGCAAATCACAGCTACCAAACACGTCAGGTATGAAATCACCGAAACCGACTTCAACCTCGACTGCATAGTCCATACCAAATTCGGGATCAACTTCATTAAGCAACTCCAAGGCAACAGCGTACTTTTCGTCAATTAGGTCTTGCGTCAGTATATCATTAGCAATAGGCTTTTTTCCATCCGCAAGCCATTCAGCGATGGTGTTATGGAGAAGTGTACCTTCTTCAGCGTAAGAGCTGGAAGGCTTTTCAGGTGCAGCATTACATAGCGCAACACTACCGGGGCAGTTGATAACACGTTTGGCAGTTGATCCGCCAACAATCTTTGAGTGTGCCATTTTAATAACCTTTTTATTAATGTTCCAAGTGGGGGTGTAAGAAGTACACAAATTAGTTTTAGGTATTTTTTTTACAAAAATCATTTTTGGGATTGTTGTATGTCTTTCGGATTTTGAGCTTAGTCCTTTATGTGATTTAGTGCTTCCGGCCGTATCCCCTACATAAATCCAATTATCAGCTTTATACATACATCCTTTTCTAGTTTCTTCTTCAACTACAAAGGTTTCAAAGCCATGTACTTTAACTTTATATCGTTCTTCCCAATCAATGCTTATTTGCTTACGCCACATGCTTAGTATTTGAGTACCTAAATTCTTTTCATGGTATTCAAGTCTAAAAACAACATTATTAATTATTGAATTTAATGCTATACGTTTGTTATCTTTGGTAAGCCCAAAAAATAAATCTCTTGATTTAACTGCGTACACAGATGAAGCACCGCTAATAATCCCAACAATCCCATGCCCCCCATATTCAATTAAATAATGGAGTTGCTGTCCGTGGCAACCTTTATTAGCAACATAATGCCTATCTCTTATAGCTTGGTAATCCGGATGTGTTCTCTTGCATATAATCAATTTAAGCATAATTTAGTTTATTTTAGTTTCGTTTAAAGTGAAGCTATTATTTCACAAAAAAATATATTGTACAAATGTTTTTTACAGTGGTAAGCTGTCACTTCACTAAACGAGAGATTAAATGCTAGAACGTGACATTGAAAAGCATTTCAAATGGGTAGTTGATGTACACGGAGGCAAGACCTTCAAGTTTTCTTCACCTACCCAGCGAGGTGTAGCTGATCGGATTGCTTGCCTGGCAGATGGCAGCTGTTGGTTTGTCGAATTAAAAACAAAAGGTGGACGTTTATCGGAATTACAAAAATTATTTGCACAAGAAATGATAAGGCTTAATCAAAACTACGCCTGTCTTTGGACAGTCGAACAGATTGATAATTGGGCTTTAGAGTATTTGGGGGACTCACATTTAGGATATTGAAATGATAGATCAAGATATAGATTGGTTGTACGAACAAGTAGTAAAAGGTGGGCTTAAACGGCCAACTGACAAGCAGGAAGATGAATTTGATTACTTAGTCAGCCGCTACAAACGCATGAACGGCTTAACCACAGCATCAGCTAGAACTAAGGCGTTTAAAGAGGTTATGGTATGACGACTAGGATGGTTGGAGGGGATCACTATTTGTTGCCCATTCAGCCCGTTGTTTACATCCATGCCAACAAACTACCATTCATGGAGGGGAACATCGTAAAGTACATCACGCGTCATCGAAGTAAGAATGGCGCAGAGGACATTAAAAAAATAATACACTACTGTGAACTAATCTTGGAGCTAGACTATGCGCACAAAGACGCAACGTGACGAATTACAACGGCAAAGAAGCTTTGCCTACTACGATAAGAATCGAATCGCTATCAATGAGCGTGTCCGCTTGAAACGCCTCAACACACGCTTAAGTGTAGACGGTATCCGGCCTATTGCGCAATTTAACATCACCAAGAAAGAAATCTTAACGCTGATAGGCATCAAAGCTTTAACGCTCGACAAGATCGTCAAAGACGCGCGTTATTGTATGCCTAAGCACACCAGCACTCACATGGACGGCACAGTGCTGTACAACCGCGCTGAGATCATGGACTGGCTTCCTTATATAAGAGAAGTCTGCGCGTTCATGTACAAACGTCCGGTCATTAAGTTGACTGGAATGTCTGCACAGATCGTTCAGTTCATGCACCGCAGTAAGGACATGGAACTGTACTGCGATGAAGCCAGACGTAGAATGATGGACGGGAGGGTTAAAAATGGCTAGGGATATAGACTTTGCCTTGATGATTCAGGTGTTATATGGAAAAGGGGTTAGCTTGGCAGAGATTGCTAGGCAAACTGACATCGCAGTAAGCACCTTGTCTTGCGTCAAACAGGAAACAAAAAGACCGTCAGCAGGATGGCAGGAAGCCATTAACTTATTGGACTACTGGTTAAAAATAACAGGCGAAACGCCTCCGAGAGTAGGCGACCATATTACTATTGGGGGTAGGAAATGAGTAAAGATTTAAAGATTTTGTTAATATCAATGCGTAATTACATTATAAATTTGTCTACGCCAACTCATACTAACGCTGAATATTTTAAAAAACGCACAGAACTATTTCGAGCTTTAGATAATTATTTAATAAAACAAGGGCTTGAAGATCAAAAACCTTTAACACGACAACAAATTAGCGAGGGTAATCAATCAATGTTCAATGTTACGAGAGAAGCTTTTGTAAAAGGTATTAAGTTTGCAGAAAAAGCACACGGTATTGGAGGGGTGGGGAATGAGTAAAGAAAGAGAGTTGTTACAAAGAGCACGAGATGTATTGCGCGGACTAAAAGGAACCCATTATGACTTATATTGGGACATACAGACTGCACTAGACCAACCTGAGCAAGAGGAAAGAGAGGTATCAGGAAAGATTATATCTGCAGATGATGCGTGTAATTGGAACCTTACGGTAGGTGCTTTAAAAGACTACGATCATGTGTATGTCAATGGGATTAGGTATGTAGAATTCCAACCTGATATCAACATCCAATACTTGCTAGATCAAGTTAGTAGATTAACAGCAGAAAACGCCATGTTAAAAGAAAAATGGTCAGCACCAAAACCTAAGCCTTTGAGTGATGAACAAAAAAGATTAGAAGCTATAGCTATTAAACAACGAGAGGTTCACGGCATTGGAGGTGGGGAATGAAGATGAAATATCCGCTTTATGATGAAAACGCCCGCTGTCTTGGTAGTAACTGTGATATGAAACAAGACTGCGCTCGTTATCTAACTATCGAGATAGATACTAAGGACTTTATGTGGCGCATGGACGCAAAGAAAGAAATAAAAGAACTTGAATGTACCTTATTTATAGACTGGCGCAACGCGCATGAATATGAACATTAAACCTAGAATTAAACGTGTGGGTAATATGTGGCTGTGCATTGGGCCTTATGAGATTAAAGGTTTTGGAAGCACTCCGTGTAAAGCCTACTTGAACTGGACAAGGCAATGGTTTTAAGACCTTACCAAGATGAGGCTGCTGACTTTCTGTATAGCCGTGATCGAGCGATGATTCTTGCGCCAGTTGGTTCTGGCAAGACGGCCATCACTCTAACAGCTATGCAAGCGATGATTCAGGACGGGCATGTTAAACGATTCTTAGTGCTTGCACCTAAACGTGTGTGTACTGATGTTTGGAGGCAGGAAGGGCTTAAATGGGCTTCTAACATATTCATTGAAATAGCGATAGGAACTGCTAAGAACAGAATAGCAGCGTTTAATTGCGCTGCTAATGTAATCGTTACCAATTACGACAATCTGTTATGGCTTTGCCGTGAACGTCCAGACTTGCTTCAAGGTTTTGACGGCATTGTTTTTGACGAGCTGACACGTTTGAAGAACCCATCTGGATCACGCTTTAAAGCCTTGTTCAAAGTGATAGACCTGTTCAAGATACGTTGGGGCTTGACCGGATCGTTTACTAGCAATGGCTTAGAAGATGTGTTTGGACAATGTAAAGTAATAGACCAAACATTGCTAGGCAGAAGCAAAAACGCTTTCCTACAACAGTATTTTGTTCTGATGAATCGTGATTATGGAGAATGGGCGGCACGTTCTGATTCTTTACCTAAAATTATGAAAGCGATACGCCCAGCGACTTATCTATTAGATGCAGGAGATTATACTGACTTAATGCCACCATTGCACATTGTTGAAGTGAAGTGTCAGATGGACTTGGAGCTCTACAACACCATGAAGAAGGATTTTGTAGTGGAATTTCCTAGCGTGACAGCCGTTGCGGTTAATTCGGCAGTCGTAACAACCAAACTGCAACAAATGAGTTCAGGCTTTGTGTACCATACGACTACTACGCCTGCTAAGACTCCTGGGAAGTATGATTCATCTACTGAATCGATTTGGTTTTCCAGTCATAAATTCGATAGGCTAGAAGAATTACTTGCAGAAAATCAAAGAGATTGTACAATGATCTTTTACACCTACAAGGAGGAGTTAGCAGAATTGAAGCGCAGATACCCCCATGCGCAGACATTAGATGACCATAACGCTGTTGAGCGTTGGAATACGGGGCAGATTGAGTTGCTGTTGGCGCACCCTAAGAGCGCAGGGCATGGCCTGAATCTTCAGCATCACGGCAATAAGATAGTGTTCTTATCGCTACCGTGGTCACTGGAGCTGTACGAACAGGCAATAGGGCGTATCCATAGGAGTGGTCAAAAGCGGGAAGTGTGGTGTTATGTCATGCTGACCGATAAAACGATAGACGAACGCATCTACTCTGTTTTGCAGGAGAAATGCACCTTATCAGAAATAGCAGTCGAGGAATTAAGATGTTAAGTTGGAGAAAACTGAATGAAGTGTTGTCAGATTTAGATGAAGAAGAAGTAGTAAAGTTGTTGGAGGATGAAAAAATAGGTGCTAGGCGTGCGATGGTCATGATACGTCTACATCAACGCTTTTGCACCCTGAGAATGGCTAGGGAGCGCAATCAACTTTTTGGAGAACATCAATGATATTCTATAACTGTGTGGAAATCGAACAAAAACTGTATAAAGCAAGAATGATAAATCTTGCATTAATGATTCTGCTGATTGTGTCGCTAATGTTTAATTTTAAAGACGCATTTTCTGCATCTTTATATGCGCCAGATGGAACGTATCTAGGTGAAATGACAGCTAATCCGATGGCTATTAATTCGATTAGCAATCCGTTATCGCAGTACGGATCGGAGTTATCCCCAACAAGTATCAATAATCCCTATTCACAGTACGGGTCAGAACTAAGTAACCAAAGCCCGAATAACCCGTATGCAACTACACCAACAGTAGACGCGCCTCCTTCGCTCTCCGAATAGTCAGCCCTTTCAGCTCTTTACCTGCGGCTTTGTTCCATTTTTTAATTTCGGATGAAGCCGCCATCCAGTTACCTGCATCAACTTGTTTCTTTAATGTCGATTTGGCGTAGTTTCCTACGCCTAGATTGTAGATAAAGTCTGCAATAGCCGCTAGTTTCTCGATGTTAGCCGTTGCCAGTATGGGGGAATACTTTACCGCTTGGTTAAGCACTGCTAACGCTGTTTTAGCTACATCTTCATCCGCTTGCTGTTGTGTCCATGACATACCTTGTTTTATTTCACAGGTCTGACCGTACCCCACTGTCCACACGCCTGCCGGACACTTATAACTGGTAAGCTGACAGCCTTCTGACTCTTTAATTAGCTTGATTAATATCTCTAATGCAGACATTAACTTAAGAAGCGTAGCTTGTACAAAGCAGACAAGTAAGTTTCAACTGCCGCGTCAATCAGATTCTGAATAGGCGTATCGTCCTTCTCACAGATTTTATAACGGTTGTCTTTAATCCACTTCACTTGCGCTTGCAATTCGATAATGATTTCTTTGCTATCTTTATAGCCTAGAATCTCAATGTTCTTCATTAGCCCGTACTGACCTTGATAGGCTTCAGCGATTGCGTCTGCGTTATCAACGATGTCATTGTAGAATTTACCTAGCGCTTTGTGCTGCGCGTAGGATTTAGTTTTCAGATGCTCTCGGTGCGCCAGATCACGCGCCAAAAACAGTAAAGACATTAAGTGTTCCATTTAGGTATCCTTAGAAAAAACATAAGCCAAAAACGCAAATAAGGCGCTTACACTAAAGACGACGCCCCCAAAAAAGCCTTTGTTCGAGTGCGCGTTTTTCTGTAATTCATCAAGTGCGGTAAAAATCCTATCAGATCGTCTGCGCGCATCTTCTCTTTCAACGTAAATATCTTTACACAAGCCGTCCAATCGTTCCTCCACTTTTGCCACTCTGCTTAATATGTCGTCCACAAGTTAGTTCCTTAAAGTATAGATAAATTTTTGGCACATTATAGCATAAGTCGCTATTTGGTCTGCTCTATAGGCTTCAGACTTGAGAAATTGGCTAAGTTCGTCTGAAAGTTCGTGTCGATCTTCATCGGCTCTAGCAACTTCTGTGGTATCACTATCTTTTGCTTTGGTGCAACTACTACTTTTCCTGCTGTTGTCGTACATGCGCACAGACTTAAAACTATCGTGCTGACTATTAATTGCATTGATTGCTGAGACATTAGCGTCCTCCAGTTCTTTATTAAGCTTCAAGGCTTCTTCGTGTGCCGTATCTGCTTCTTTAGTAAGCGCCGCTAATGTCCACTCGGCTTCTCGGTTCATAGCGTCTATGCTATCAGACATGTGCTGAATTTTTGCTTGTGATACTTTATAAGAAAAACCATATCCAGAGGCAAAACTTGCAATAACAACCCCTATAAATAAGTAAGGCATTACTTCTCACTCCCTAGTTTAATGCCTGAAAGGATACCGATCATACCGCCGATAATTGTTTGAAACGCTGGCGAGATAAGTGCAAAGATGTCTTTATTATC